CTGTTGGGAAAAGACACCGACACAAAGTTAAATAGCACACAAGCTCGAAAGGTGGTAGAAGCGCCGCCGGAGTTACCTATAAATGAAAGAATCTATTTTAAACACATATCTGCGAAGACTTTCAGAATCGGGGGAACAGATCATAAGTATCTCAATAGATGTGGATGGTGCGGCTATTATGAATACGTCCACAAGGACGACCTCCTGTCTATCAAAAACCTGCTTAATAAAGACAAAATCCAAAACGCATCGGGTTCTAATCCTGACCCAAATCGTGAATCTGTACCAATAGACAGCGAACGTTTTGCACGCAACACGCTAAAGATTTGGCACCTTTGGGACAACCGCTCGATGAAACGTCTCATAGTGTTAGACTCACCGACGGTAACGGTGTTTGAACGTAAGTTTAAGAGACTTCCCCTTTTCGATTTACGCCCCGACATTCGTCTCATTACTGGTGGTTTCTATCCTATACCTCCCGCTTACCACTGGCTTTCTCCACAAGACGAGTATAACGAAATCCGCGAGATGTTACGGGCACACCGCCGGCGTTTTGTACGTAAATTTGGTGTCATAGAAGGGATGATGGATGATGAGGAAATCGAGAAATTCGAGACTGGTCCGGATGGTGCTCTCGTTAAAATGCGTCAGCAAGACTCTATCAAGCCTATCGAAAATGCGGATTTGGGGCAGGCGCTAAATGAGAGTATTGCAACAAGCACAGATGATCTTAATAGAATATCTGGAACTAGTGATGAGGCTAGGGGTGTTGCGGATAGAACTACTGCTACACAGGCTAACATTGTCCAAAGTAGAACAAATATACGCGAGTCGAAAGAAAGAGATAGAGTGGTTAAGTGGATGGCCGGTATGGGCCGTGAAGTACTACTTACCATTAACGAAAAGTTCACAGGTAAAATACTGGCAAAACTGACCCAAGCAGAAGGTGAGACTTTTATGAGCAGTGTGAATGTTCATAAACCCCTCTTTCGCGAAATCACGAGCGAAGACCTTAAAGACGGTTTTGACTTTAAAATCGACGTAGATGTTACGAGCATGAGTTCAATGGCGCAGTTGCAAGAAAAGCAGAAGCTCATGGAATACGTTTCTTTCTTAACTCAATTTCCTATGGTAGCTTTTTCCCCGTACCTTGTGAGAGAAGCTGCTTACCGCATAGGATATAGGAATGAGAAAGCAATTGCTGAGTTCCAGCAGATGGCGCTTCTAATGGAATTGGCAAGAATGGGACAGTTGAAACAACAGGCCGCTGCGGCGAATCAACCTCCACAACAACTACAAATGCCACAACCAGGAGGGGCAGCACAACAAATTCAGCAGGCAAAGACTCCCCCTGACCAAGAGCAAATACGTAACCAAGTACAGAATCAAATGGGAGTAACGGCGGTACAGTGATGGGCGCCATTAATCCAATTACTCTCAATACGCTTATTAAAGCGAAACGCAATTTCTCTATAAATGAGAGTCGCTGTGTAGCTAATGTGAACTACGACTTGGAAGAAAGAGTTCTTACGATAGTTTTCCAACATCGTGGAACGTATGTCTACAAAGATTTTCCGCTCGACGAGTTTACAGACTTCTCGTCTGCTGGCTCTCAGGGCAAATACTTTAATCTCTATATTCGAGATCGCTATCCTTACGAAAGAGTAGGCTAAGAGACTTATGGAAGCAGTTGTACCAGCAAAAGCGCAGAAGAAGGAAGAAGTTAAGGCCGAAAAGATCGAAGAGAAAGAAGAGAAACCAGAAGTAACTCTAGAAGCGGAAGAGGAAACTGGTGACGAAGATGAGGAAGAAGAGGAAAAGGAAGACAAAGGTTTGTCTGAAGACGAGCTTGACGAAAGCCGCCGTCTCTATCTTGCTCTAAAAGATCCAAAAGCCGGTCCCGCTCTCATAGCGGCTCTTGCACAGCAAGCTGGCTTGTTTCGAGAAACCATCGAAACCAAAAAAGATGCGAAAGAAGTAAAAAAGTCCACTATCGAACTCCTCAAAGAAGGATTAGGTAAGGACTACGAATGGCTCGCCGATAAAATCGGTCCTGCCATTGAAAAGGTTGTTGCTCAAGAAAAAGAAGAGCAACAGCAGCAAATGCAAAACCTGCACCTGCAAAACGTGGAGCGGGAAGTCTCTTCGGAACTTGCCGCTCTTGCTCGTGAAACTAAAGGAGAATCAAAGAAACTTGAAGCTCGTATGGTAGAACTAATGGATGATCTACCAAGTTCCCCAAACGTTTCGGTGAAAAAGTATATTCGTCATCTCTATACAATAGCATCTGCTGGCAAGACCAAACAGGTGACTCAAAAAGAGGTAGCGGATAAAATACGTCGAAACGCCGGGGATGCGCCTTCTCGTCTTCACGCTACTAGTAATGTGAAGGAGTCTGATTTGCCTAAAGGTAAGATGAATATAAATCAGGCAGTCGCTTGGGCTTTAGAACATGAAACCAAGCGAGAAGGACACTAAGCTATGGCAGTAACATTTGGTGCGGCGTCAGCCCCATCACAGGTAACTGTAAATCTAGACTCGTTATTCGGTACTAGTCTCGCTGCTTATCGCAAAGAGCTAATCGACAATATTGGAGCTATCAACGCATTTTTCTTTGAAATCATATCCAAGGAACTTTATGAAGGTCAAGACGGTGGAACATACATTCAAGTACCTTTGATGTATGGCCTACAAACAGCGGATTTCTACGACGGTTACAGTGAACTTTCCACCGTGCCCGTAGACGGAATTACGGACTGTATTTGGCAATGGAGACAATGTGCATCTGCAATTGCCTACTCCATGAAAGAGGTAAAACAGAACAAACAAAAACTTGTGGACATAGTGAAAAGCCGCATCAAACAAGCGGAAATGGGTCTTCAGGAATTGTTTGCTCAAGCTCTTATGTGGGGTTCCGCTAACCAAGTAGGTGGTTCACTTAAGACTCCGTACATTTCTCCAGTAAACGGGGATTTTGGTATTGAGCCTATAAGTGAGATTATTGATTTTACGCCGACGACCTCTACGGTGGTTGGTAATATAAATCAAAGCACCAGCACCTGGTGGCAGAACAAAACCAAAACCTCCTCCGCGACTACTTACGACGGTTTCCTTTTGGAAGTCGATCAGATTTTCAATCGGTGCGGTCTAGGTACTGGTGGAAAGCCTAAAATGGCGCTTCTCGACGAGGTTACCTACGAACTCTTGGTACACGCTTTGTACCAAAAGTATCGCTACACTCAGCTCCAAGTAGACGAAACTTACCCCTTCGAAAATATCGTCTACAAGGGTGCTCACTTTGTTCTTGATGATAAAGTTCCTGATGTTAAGAACTCTATCACTCCTACTCTCACTGGTGGTGCTGGTGATCCTACCACACTTACCAACGGCACGATATTCTTTATTAACCCTGAATTTTTCAAGATGATCTATGAGGAAGACTCGGATTTCAAAATGCTTGAAGATGACAGCGGTAAAACCTTCTTTAAACCCATTCAAGGTGACAGCCGAGTTGGACACGTTGGTTGGATGGGAAATCTTATATGTGTTAATAGGAGAAAACAGGGTGTAATGGCGAGTATCGCAAGAACTCTCGTGACCCCGTAAGGAGAACATATGAGATTTAAACAAGTTGGTAATCGTGCGGATCTCGCTACTATTGTAGTTAAGAACAATAGTACCACTGTCACAATCCCAATAGGGGCACCTGTCTTCTTTCAGTTTAACGGAACTGATGACGGACTCGCTGTTGTAAATTGTAATGCCGCTGGTGCTGCTGGCCAAACCACTCTTTGTGGTGTTGTCACCGCGCCAGGTTTAGGTACTTTGACTGGTTTGCCGCCCGGCGCAATTGGAGAAGCACAAGTTTTTGGGATATGCCAAACTGTGCGCCTGGTAAGACAAACTCGTGCTACAACTACAGATTCTTACAGTTCCTCCCCTGCTATGTCTGTTGGAGACATACTTCAGGTAAGTAGCTTAACGAATCTTGACGCATTTTCAGATATTGGTGCGGGTTCTACAGGTACACGTTTTGGATACGCTGTAGCTGCTCAAACTTTATCGGCTCTTGTTTCTCAGCTTTCTGGTGGTTACACCGGAGCGCTTTCTACACAAACTGCTGTTACAACTGTTGTTAAGGCGTTTTTAACTATTCTCTGAGTCTGTATCCTCCGTCACTCCGGGGGCAACGCACAGCTACTTTTAGGTTGCCCCCTTTTTAGGAAATATGAAAACTCTCATCGGCATCAACGTACTTGAAAGCGTCAACTCTTTTGTCTACTCGTCTCATCTACGCTTTTTCTCTAACTTGAAGAAAGACTTCCCTGAAGACACCTTTATTCTTTTTACTCCATATCGTATGTCTATTGACAACATGAGAAACACCGCCGCCCAACACGCGATTGAGAACAATTGCGATTACCTCATGTTTATAGATGACGATGTAATGGTACAAGTGGACACTTACAAAAAGCTGCGGGCGGCGGACAAAGACATCATTCTTGCTCTTACGTTTGTACGTGGAGCACCTTTTTCCCCGATGTTCTTCAAATGTATTGCACGAGAAGTTGACCAAGATGGAAAGAGGATTGAACGGCTTACTTTCTATGATGACTATGAAGAACACATAGAAGAAGAATTAGTAAAATGCGAAGCTATTGGTTTCTCGTGCGCTTTGTTGAAAATGGACGTAGTGAAAGCAGTGGCTCCCCCATACTTTGTTACCGGGCCACACCATACGGAAGATGTGTACTTTTGCAACAAAGCGAGATATACGCTGGAACCGGAACCGACGATTTTTGTGCATACGGGCTGCCCAACAGTTCACATGATGATGGCAGATGGAGTGAGTGTGGATAATGTGAAGCAGCTAAGAGAACTTTACGCTCCGGGCGAGAAACTTGGCAACAGCAGGTACGAGCGAATCTTGGACAGTGTGAAGTTGATATCATGAAACTTAACATTGGCAGCGGCGAAAATAAAGTCGAAGGTTTTGTTAACATTGATATGGAAGAAGGTTGCCGCCCGGACCTTTTGCTAGATATACGAAAAGAGCGTTTCCCCTACAGCGACAACAGTGTAGAAGAAGTCTGGATGACTCACGCTCTGGAACACATTGAGAGACGATACTGGGATCAACTCTTTATGGAGGTTAAACGTGTACTCATCATTAATGGAAAGTTCGTCTTGGCCTACCCTGAGTTTTCCAAATGTGCCACAAATTTTCTTAACAATAAAAACAATAATCGCACTTTCTGGGCTGCCACGTTGTTCGGTCTTCAACGTTGGCCGGGAGATTACCACGTCACACCAATGGATAGCTCAGAGTTAGCAACTATTCTTGAATCCTATGGTTTCTACCGTATTCAGTGGGTACCCGAAAGTGGCGAAGAGTTCAACTCTGTTATGGTAGCTTTTTCTGATCCAACACCAATGTCGAGAGAGCTTTTACTCGCTAAAGAATTAGGACTTAACACAAAAGAGGCTGCTACGCTATGAAAAAGTTGCTTTTAGGTTTGCTGACGATTGGTTGTGTATGGGGACAAGTCGGTTTTACTGCTACTAAAACAACTGCTCTTTCTGCTGCTGCTGAAATTGTCACAGTACAGCAAATAGCTGCTTCGACAACCACAAAAACTTTACAGTTCGTATCCCTTCAAATCGACAGTACTGTTGCTTGTGCAATTACTGTAGAACGTAATGGAACAGCAGCTAGTTCGACTACATTAACTCCCGCACAACTAAATCCAGATGTGGGTGTTGTAGCAACTGCTACTGCGTGGTCTACAAGTAATGCAGGCGTAGGAACGGTGATTTATCGTATAACTGTACCTGCCAATCAATTGTTTGTTCTAGATCTTAGCGATATACGAATACCAGCTAATGGTGGAACAGGAAACAATCTAACTGTACGTACAGCTTCTATTACAGGCACAGTGGATATTAACATTAGGTGGAGAGAAGTGAGCTTGTAGATGCCCTACGTTCATCATGATCTAGACTTCTACGTCGGTAAGTTTTGGGGCGAAAGTCAACAGTGCGTTGCTTTAGTGAAATTTGTATGTGGTGCTCCCCAGACAAGTGAATGGAAACGTGGGGCACCTGTAACAGCATTAGTACCTCCGCCGCCTAAGGGTGTGGCAATTGCAACTTTCAACAAAGAGGGTGTATACGATAATAAGGAAGATGGAACTTCTCACGCCGCCATATTTTTAAGCCGTGAAGAAAAGGGTATATGGGTACTAGATCAGTGGGTAGGGCAACCAGCACATAAGAGGTTTATTGATTTCTTTACTGGAAATTTAGGTGTTCATCCTGCAAACAACGCGGCCTACTTTTTTGTGATCGAGGAAAAACCAAAAGAATGACTCGTGTAGACATGCAAATTCGATTGCAGAACTACTTGCAGAACTCTGTCTACTATCAGTCTGTTGACATCAACAATAGTCTGCAAGACGGCTTGGACGAGATTGTTGCTTTTACCGGGTGTGTTTATAAGAGTGCGGTAATCCCTTTTACGCAGTTTGTGACTTACTATGATCTTCTTACTCTTCTACCTGATTATGTCGGTTTGGTCGCTATGTTTAATAGTGTCATTCGTAGGTGGATGTTTCCCCGAACTCTTAAAAAGTTTAACCAGGACCGAATTGATTGGGATACCGCTTTTGGTACTCCTTATTGGTTTGCTCCCATCAATCATAGGTATGTTGCGATCTACCTGAAACCTGGAACAGTGGGTTATGGTAATATGCTTGTATTCTATGTGGCTGCTGCGCCCCAGATTACAGACAGCACGTTTTTACCGATACCTGACGAACATCTAACAGTATTAGAGAATTATAGTGCTACCGATTTGTGGGAACAAGGGCAAGAGTTCTCTAAAGCCGAGCCTTACCTCAAGTCATACATCGAAAGTTTGGGAGATTTGAGGAAGTTGGTAAAGAGTCAACGTAACAGAGATAGATATATGAGTTTGCATTAAGGAGAAACTATGAGTTGGTCTGTTTTAGCAATTGGAAAAGCGCCAGCAGTGGCTGCTGAAATTGAAAGGCAGTTTGCACAATCAAAATGTTCTGAACCAGAAGAAAGTGTTAGACAGAGTGCTAGACTTACTTTAGCTTCTGCTTTAGCTGCACAAGAACCTTCTACAATGGTGGAAGTTTCTGCTGCCGGTTCTCAGAGTACGAAATACAAAAGTGGTACAAATGAAGTTCTTGGTGTCACAAATGGTCTTTCTATTAAGATAGATCCAAAATTTGGTTTTGTAGAATAATCCGTGCCCATCTGGTCAGACGACTTTCTAAATACGCTTAACAACGACGCAATAGGACAAATTGCAGTCGATGTGAATTGTATTTACGCCCGTGAGTGTCTGGTCACAGTAGCAGGAACTAGTGTAATTACTCTTCCTGCATATGTCCGCACAGTGCGGCGCGTAACTTGGAGAGGACGAAGTTTAGATCCAGTTAATTGGGAAGAACTGACACTACTGACGCCTGCAACGGTTTTTGTTAGTCCAGGATCTCCTTCAAACATAGAGACTACACTTTCTCGTCCTCTCTATTACGCAATGCACCCAACAAACATATATGACATACGACTATATCCAACTCCAAGTGAGTCTTTCACGACTAGCGGGGAGCCTAATGTTTATGCTCCTACCCCTAATAGCCCTTCTTGTATTGTTGACTATTATAGAGAGCCTGATGATACAGAAACGGACCCGAAAGTAAGTCTCCCCCCATATATCGCTAGAAGGACCAAAAAAGCTTGGATCTGCTGGAAAGCTTTCTCCGCCGAAGGAAAAGGTCAAAACCTGCGAGCGGCAAGTTATTACCAAATGAAATATAACTTTCTTATCGAGCAATTTCGTCGTATCAATGAGGGATGTTTTATAGCTAAAAAATATACAGTAGATGATGGTTCTTTGGCCATCTATGGTTTTAGATATCCAAGGCCGACCTTGAATCCTAACTTTGAAAGGACGATCTTCTAAATGGAAACCGAGCAGATAAGTGGTAGCTTCCAACTTCGAGGCGCTTTGAGGATCGCCCTTTGTGATCCGACGGGAAAAGTACTTGAAGAACGCCTCGTAAATAATTTGTGTGTTACACAGGGCCGCTCCTGGGTTTTAGGGCAGCTAGAAACTGTAAACCAGCAGACTGCACAAACAATCAGTCAACTTGCTATTGGGTCTGTAACAGTTGCTCCTACTACTGCCGATGTGGCTCTTGGCGGCGAAGTTACTCGTATTGCGATTGGC